AAAGAATTTGATATTAAATATATGTGTAAAAAACACGAAGAATGTTGTAAAAAACGTCCTTGTAGTATATGTTTTAAAATTGGTCATCGTGAAATAAATTGTATTTAAAATATTGATTATTATTACAAAATAATAATATTATGATTCAAGATATTAATGATATATTCATTTGTTTAATTTTTATAATATTTTATACTATTCAACAATTTTTATTATTATAAATAATAATAAATAAATGATTATAGAATCTTATATTTTAATTACAGATATTGGTCGTGATACTGATGATACTTTAGCATTATTAATTTTATTATATTTACATAAATTAAATAAAATTAAATTATTAGCAATAGCAGTTTCAGGATCTAAATTACAAAATAGAGGTAATTCAGTTTATTATTGGTTATCTAAATTTAGAATAATAGATATAGCAGTAATAATATCATTAAAAGAACAATTTAATTTTGAACCAATTGATATTGATGAAAGAACAAATAAAATTATAAAAGATATTGATAGTAATGTGTGTATATTACCATATACTAAAAAAACATTTAAGACCAATATAAATAAATATGATAATTTACATAGTTTTTTTGAAACAAATAAAATCAATAATATAAATATTATTTCAATAGCACCAATTAGACCATTATATATTGCATTAAAAACAAATCCTAAAATAATTACAAGAATATCTAATATATATTTCCAAGGTAATATATATTATGAAAATAATTCTATAATACCTGATATACGATCAGATGGTAGAGGTGCATATAATTTTGGTAATGGATTTCCAAATTCACAAGAAATTAAAGATGAAACTAAATATGTTATAGATTTATTTGAAAAAACTTATATTAACAATGATATTAATAAATTATATTTTTTAGGAAAAAATACTGCTTATCTTATTAATTTTAATTTAAAAGATCTTTTGTTTATTAATAAAAAAATAGCTATATTAAGTGTTAAAAAGACACTTTTATTTGCTAAAAATTTACCAAATGTATTTAATATGGTTTTTAAAAATAATATAATATATACAAATAAATTAAAATTAATTAGAAAATATAAAAAACATATTGATAAATTAAATATATCTAAATATATTAATAATATTAAAGACAGATTAAATAGATTAAATAGATTAAAATCAATTGTGGATCAAGATAAAATAAATTATTTAAATAATGAATTATATGAAATACAAATATTATTAAATAATATTAAAAATAATAATGAATATAGTAATGATAGTTATTATAAATTATTTATAAGATTTTTAATTGATCCTAATAATATTAATAATAAATATACAAAAGATTTTTTAACAACAATAAATAAAATTACAAATGCATATGATCTAGTTTTAATATATTTAGTATTATATAAAGATTTTTATAATTTAAAGGAGAGTAAGATCTTAACAGAAAATGATAAAATATATAATAAATCAAAACATATTCAATTTAATGAAAAAAATAGTAATATCTTTAATGTTAAAAAAATTAAAAATCATATGAAAAAATTATTAAGAAAGTCTTTACAATAATAATATATTAATTTAACTTTTTTATGTTAAAAAATACGAATATTTTTAATATATTAAATCGATGACATATTTTAAATTACATAAAAATCAAGATGAATTAGAAAAACATATAATGTTTTATGGTATTTTTATAACATTGATTTCATTAATGTTATTTCTTTTTCTTGCGTACCAATAATTTCTTTTGCTAATTGTTTTAATTTTGGATTTTTAGTTTTATTATATATATTATGTGATGTTGTTAATGCTGTTGAATGATGACTAATCATTCTTAATAACCATTGTTTATCATTAACAAATAATTGTTGTCGTAATAAAAATATAGATACTAATATAGATAAAATAATACCAATACAAAATACGAAAATATTTAAATGACCCATTGTTAAATAATGTACTATTTCGTGTGCCCATATCATATTAGAAGCCATTAATAAACCACCATAAAACAGTGTTAAAGATAAATATAAATCTGAAAATCTAAATGCTAATATATTCATAGGGTTAAATAACATACCAATTATAACCATTACAATAAACATTATTATTTGTTTATGCAAAATTGATGACATTATTTATATAATGAAAATTTAATTTATTTATTATTAATAAATGCCTTATGTTGCTGAGGGAACTTATGGTTGTGTATTTGCACCACCATTAAAATGTGAAAAAAAAACTAAACAGACACAAGTAGGTAAAATATTTCAAAATAAAGCTACAATGGAAGAAGAAAAAGTATTAGCAGAAAAAATACATAAATTAGATAAAAAAGGTAAATGGACTGTTCCTTATTTTGGGAATTGCACAACAAATATTAAAAATGCATCAATAACCGATAATGTAAATGATTGTAATTGGATTACAAAATATACAACAAATGTTGAACAATTAATTTATCAAAATGGTGGAATGGATCTTCATCAACTAGTAGTTAATTTTAAACTATTGGATGATCATTTTTTTATTGATGATCTTATACAATTATTTGTTCCATTATTAAAAGGTTTAGAGGATCTTAATGATCAAAAATTAATACATTGTGATATAAAATCACCTAATATGTTATATAATTTTGAATTAAATAAATTATATATTATTGATTTTGGTTTATTAACGTCTTATAATAAAATTGGTACAATTAAAAATGATTATTTATTACAACATTCATATCCTTATTTTCCACCAGAATTTAAAATATATTCAAAATTAATTTTACATAAATCTAATATTAATATTTTAGATATATTATACAATTATGGTTTATATGATATAAAAAGTTATATTCATTTTATGTCTCAATTTATAGATATTCCTACAGAAATTAATAAATTAATTGTAAAATCTTCACAAAATAAAGATTTATTTAAAGAAAAATTTAATAAAGAATATGTATCAAAGATTGATGTATATTCATTGGGTATAACATTTATTGAAATTATTTATAATATTAGTAAAAAACATTCAATCAAAAGTAAAATTAAAAATTATAATTATTTTATGGATTTTATAAAAACAGTTATTATTCCTATGATACAAATTGATCCTGATAAAAGATGTAATGCTAAAGAAGCATCAAATAAACTTAAAATATTATTAAAAAAATACAATATTAAGCAAGTTAATTTAAGTCAATCAAAAAGTCCATCACCAACAATAATTGTTAATGATTGCAATAAATTAAAACGTGATGAAATTATTAAATTATTAAAAAAACAAAATAAACCTATTTATGGTAATAAAAAAAATTTATGTGATCGTTTAAATAATATTGCAACATCACCTAAACCACCTATTAGTACTGCACAGAAAAATTGTGAAAAACTAAAAGCAATTGAAATAAAAAAACAATTAAAATTACAAAATAAACCTATTTATGGAACTAAAAAAATATTATGTGATCGTTTAAATAATATTGCAATATCACCTAATCCGCCTATTAGTACTGCACAGAAAAATTGTGAAAAACTAAAAGCAATTGAAATAAAAAAACAATTAAAATTACAAAATAAACCTATTTATGGAACTAAAAAACAAATGTGTAAAAGATTGTTAAAAGTTTGATTTAATAACAATTAAAGAATAAAAATTATTATTATTTTAATAATAAATCTTTTTTATTTATGAATAAAACTAAATATACCATCATAATCATATTTGTAAATAATGCAAACTTAATAAAAATAAATGTTGTGTTGAAAAATATTATTTATAATATACAAATTACTACATTTATTTTTGTTATTTAAAATTTAAAATGTCATCTTCTAATTTCGAATATTATTTTTCATTACTTGGAGGATCTGGAATAATATTAGTTTTTTTTACTAAATTATTTAACTTGATGTTTCCTGATAATTTACCATCAATACGCATTTATAAAAAAATACCTAATAAATATGAAAATTCACCTGTTGAAACTTTTAAATGTTGCTATGAAGAACAAATACCATACAATTCTCAAACTAGTAGATTTACTTATTATACAATAGATAATAGATCATCTTATAATAATGTATCAATAACACACGATAATAAATATAAAGTTATATTAAAACCAAATACTAAAATATTTTTTTATAATGATATTTTCTTTACTAATAATAAAAATGCTAAATATAATGTAAAATACAAATTAAATAAAAATATTAGTTCAACTATTATGTTAAAACATTGGAAAGGTGGGCGATCAGATTGGTCTAATGAATATTTGTTAGATACAACAAAAGTCTATAAAGAACTTTCACAAGGAAATAAAGATTCACAATATTCTTCTACTTTTTATTCAAAATTACAGCAACGATTTATTAACGAAGATATCATTACTAAAGAACAATTTGGTATTTCATTTATAAATACTACAAATGAAATATTTGATTTTATAATAGAAGAAATATTTTATGAGGAATTAAATATAAATACAAAATCAACTAAAAAAATAAAATTATTTAATTATTATATTTATTTTCATTATTAGTTATAAAATATGAATAATATACATCTACTTCATCTTTATTGATTTTTCCATTCAGTAATTGCTTTTAAAATTGATTCTCTTTTTGTTATATTTTTATTATTTTTTTGAAACACAATAGAACGTTTATGAATATAGTTCCTTAATTGTTTTTCTTTTTGTAATTCTTTTAGTGCCATTTTCATACAGCAACTTTTTGTATAATTTGGATTTTCAATGTTAATTGCTATCGATGTCCATTTCAAAAAATTGCGAATATCAAAAGTGTTCATCTGTTGTAAATGTTTATTACCAAAACATTTGTCATTTTTTTTATATAAATTGTTTCTTTTTGCATTTTATTTTTATGTAAAATAGCTTTTAAATTATCAAAAAAATGAATCATTATTATCAAATCAATCATAATAAAGGTAAAAACTACATATCAGTTACAAAACGGAGAATTGTGCTAATGATAGAGAAGACCCGAGTGTCAAGAAGCTTGTTTAAGCTGAATCGCTGTATCTTAGTATAACCTTAGTAGTTCTGGTATGCCAAGTTTTTATTACTTTATCTAAGATTAT